CGCCCCGACGAACGGCGCGCCTGGCGTGTAGCGGACGAGTGGGCTGGCGGTCGTCACGTTCTGGAAGGCATCGACGACCATCTGGCTCAGCTCGGTCAGGGCTTCGTCGCCAGTCTCGCGGGGCACGAACAGGTTGACCGTGAGCGAGCCAGACGCGCGGAACCGCGGCGTGGCGCCCATCGTGAGCTGCTGGGCCGAGTCGATCGCGACGGTGGCGCGGGCCCACGGCGACGTGATGGCTGGCTCGGGCCCGTTGTCGTAGACCACCGCGAGTGACTGCGGCGTCGCGACCTGCGCGACGAAGCGCGCCCGGATCGACGTGATCGCGCTGGCCTGCGTCACCGGACCCTCCCGTACTTGGCCGAGACCAGCGCGACCGCGTTCGCGACCATGCCGGTCGGCGCCTGCCGGCTCCAGCCGTTCTCCAGCGCGTCCATGTAGTCGAGCGGGTTGGAGATCCATACGCGCGTCGGCTCGGTGATGCGCCCGATGACCGCGTAGCCGTCCGACTCGGCCTTTCGTCCAGACGGGTCGGTGCCGGCGAGCGGCGTGCGGGCCGGCAGCCCGATCGACACCTGCCAGTTGCGCCGCGCCTGGCCGCCGACGTAGCCGCGAGGCAGCGGCGGCTTGCCCTTGGCCGCGCGCTCGACGTTGCGCTTCCACTTGGTCGCGTTGCCAACCGGCGTCATCTGCACGATCGATCCGAGGCACTCGGCCACGATCTGCTTTTGCAGGTTGGCCGCGACCTTCGGGACCTCGTTGCGGATCCAGTCGTCGAGCTGCAGGTTGAAGCTGCGCGCGTCGGCCATCAGGCCACCTCGCCGCAGTCGAGCCGGTAGGCGGTCGTGGTGCCCTGCACCTGGAACGTCTCGACCGCCACCACCTGCCACTTGCGCGTGCCGATCGTGATCCGGTCGGGCGTCGAAGGCGTGACCGTGAGGCCGGACGCCGGCAGGTAGAACGTGGCGGTGACGCGCGTGTCGCTGCCGGCCGCGGCGTATCGCTTCGCCTCGTTGACCGGCCCATCGACCAGTACGGCGTGCGTGGTGGTGGTCTGTGTGACGGTGCCGCCGGTCGTGATCGTGGCGGACACGACGCGCGTGAGCGTGGCGGCCTGGCCGAACTCGGTAGCGAGCTCCAGCTCGAGCGCCAGGAAGTCGGTGGCTAGGGTCACCGCGTGACCCTCACGTTGGGGCCGCCGCCGCTGATCAGGCCAGCCGAGACCAGCATGCGGTCGAGCACCACGAAGGCGGTGTCCTGGCGCTTCGGCGACGTGTAGGTGACGGACTTGGACGCGCCCGACGCCGAGCTGAACGACTCGGACAGGACCGTGGGCTCCTCCTCACTGGCGGCAAGCGCGCCGGTGGCGTGGTCGAGCGCGGCGCGAGCCGTCCACTGCTTCAGCTTGGTCGGCAGCGTGGCGCTGTCGATCTCATTGCCCGCGCTGTCGGTGCCGTAGGCGCGCGGCCAGTCGAGGGCCTGCTCGCTCGAGCCGCGCACGCCGGTCCAGCGGTGCGCGTAGCGGTCGTCCGCGATGCGCGTGGCCTGCCGCAGCGCGTCCTCCTTCTCCGCGACCGTCAAGGCAGTCCATGTCGTGGGGTTGCCGTAGTTCGCGTGGTAGGCGTCGGCGAAGGCGAGCGTGCAGTAGCTGTTCGAGTCCTCGAGGCCCGTGCCGTCCTCGACCACGAACGTCGGGTCGTTGAGACCCTGCGGCGGCGCGCTGTCGTCGATCGTCAGGTTGTAGGGGTAGGCGTTCTGCTCGACGAACGTCTCCCAGTTCGTGTCCGTCAGGATCGTGCCGCCGATCGTGATGTCGGCGAACGTCATGTCGTGCGGCGTGTTCTCGGCGTCGTAGCCGAGCAACCTGCTGCGCACCGTCGGCGTCGTCTCGACCGAGATGTCGGACAGCGTGAAGAGCGCGATGTTGCCGCGTTGGTCGTTCTGCGCGCCCCACGGGTTCAGCTTGCACTGGAAGTTGAAGAGCGGCGCTTGGATCAGCGAGCCCTCGTATGCGAGGTCGTCGATCGTGACGCGGTAGCGGCCGTAGCCAGCAGCCCCGCCCGCAATGGTCTCGTCGACCCAGCACTGGATGGCCGCGCCGTATTCGTCGCCGTCCGACAGGAGCGTGTAGATCGCAGCCGCGCGGATCCGGCACCCGTTGATCGCGGTCGTCCAGCCGTAGTCGATGTAGCTCGACTGGTAGCCGAGGTTGATCGCGGCCGAGTAGGCGCTCGCCAGCAGGCAGTTCGTTGCGGTGACGTGCCGCGAGAAGCTCTCGACGATCAGGCTGTCGTCACCCGTGAACGTCGAGCAGTTCGTGATGGTCCCGACGTTGGCTGCAGCGGCGTCGCCGATGACTCGCAGCCCGTCGCTGTTGTTCGTCCAGGGGTTGTAGCAGTGCGCGTCGGTGATCGTGTTGAACGCGCCCGTGTCCATCGCGTGGAACGGGTATTGGACGAACGTGCACTCGGACAGACTGTTGCCGCTGCCGGCCTCACCCAACACGTAGTTGCAGAAGAGCGCATACTCGATCTGCTCGTCGAACGCGCCGGCCGGCAGGTCCTCGTTGGCGAGGTAGTCGCCCACCACCACGCCGGGCCCCCGCACCGCGATGCCAGTTCCTGCCGTGCGATCGTCGCCGGTGCCCTGGCGGAAGTCGAACGCGCCGCGAACGACCGCGCCTTCCTGCAGGTAGATCGTCGCGCCGACGCCGACCGGCAGCTTCACGCCGCCGAGGTCGTCCCACAGGTCCCACACGCCGGCCGGGAACAAGAGGCTCGTCCCGTCCGCCACGCTGGTCACACCGCCGGCCGTGTAGGTCACGGCGCCGCCTGGCGCGGCCGACTTGAGACCGTGCGGGTGGATGTGCAGGACGTTCGCGCTGTCGCCGTTGACCTCGAGTCGCAGCGGGTTGCGAAGGTTCGCAATCGTGACCGTGAAGGTCGCGGTGCCACCAGCAACCGTCGGCGTGATGCCCAGCGCCTTCGGGTAGAGGACCGCGCTGGTGATCGAGCCGCCGACCAGCGAGACCACGACCGTCGTGTCCTCGTCCGCGCCGTAGGTGAAGCACGACTCCTCGACGGTGTCGCCCGCTTCCCACGAGCCGGTCGCCCCGAACTCGGTCGTGCGCGAGAAGCCGTAGACGTATGGCACGTCGCCGTCGACCGTCGCGGTGAACCGGGAGCTGCGGTAGTCCTCGGTGCCCGGGCCTGCGGTGTGGACTTGTCGCGTCATCGGGCTGGCTCGCTCTCTGCTGCCGAAAAGCCCGCGGCGCCCATGCGAAACGCCGCGAGCAGGTAGCCGCTACGTCGCGGCTACCCCTGGATCAGCCCATGACCTTGATGACGCCGTGCGGGCGCACGACCTTCGTGCCCCAGAGCGCGTCGAAGGACCACTTGTCCTGCTTGTTCTGGCGCGTGATCTCGAGGCGCAGCGTCAGGCCGGAGATCGGGTCCGTCATCTGGTCCATCGCGACCACCGCACCGCTGCGCTCGAACGGACGCGAGGCGAACACGATGGCCTCGCGGGCGAACGCGAAGTTCGCCGTGTGCGACGCCGAGACCGTGATGGCCGCGTTGTCCGCGATCGCGACCTTGAGGCCGGGCTGCGCGATGGTGAAGGAGCCGCCGGACAGGGCGGTCGCGACCACGTACTTGTTCGTGGAGTCACCAGCGAAGGTCACGACGTCGCCGGCCAGGATCGTGCCGGAGCCGGTGTCGGCCGCGACCGTGGTGGCGCCGACCGCGAGGCCCGAGCCATTGTTGACCAGGTAGGACGCGCCCGTGCCGGCCGTGTGCGTCGGGGCGTTCTGGTCCATCCACCAGCTGGCGCCGTTGATCTCCATGTTCGAGAAGTTGCCCGAGCGCAACGCCTCGCCCTGGATGAAGTCCTTGGACGTGAAGCCCGTGAGGCCGAGCAGGTTGGCGTTGGCGCGCGCGTTCATCACGACCCGGCGATCGCTCGACGGCATCTTGTGCGTGCTCAGGTAGGTGAGCGGGTCGAGCGCGAGGGCCAGCGTGGCGAACGGCGTGGTGCCGGCCGTGCCGGTCGCGATCGAGCCGCCGACGTCCATGGCGGTGAAGATCGTGGTGTCGATGTAGTCGCACAGCGACGCCATCGCGCTCCGGGCCGCCATCGACTCGGCGCCGTCCATGATCTCCTTCCGCTCCTTGTCGGTCAGGAAGAACACGGCCTCGTAGTGATGGTCGAGGTTGACCGCCACCGTCGAGAACGTCGTGTCCGAGTTGCTCGGCTGCGAAGCCGCAGCACTCACCGCCGTGGTCGTGATGGTCGGCGGGATCGGGACGTTGATGATCGAGCCCTTGGTGGCGGCTGGACCGTCGTAGTCGCGGTTGACGAGGCGGGGGAGGATGCAGTTGGCCTGCAGGTAGCTGATGCCACCGGCCAGGATCTTCGGGATCAGGTCGCTGTAGGTGTTTGCCACGGAGCGGTCAGGCGGTGGCGATCAATGCGCCTTGGCCTGCCTCGGAGGGAGTCGGTTCTTCCGCCGACCCCCTCGGGGGGCGCCTGCAACCGCTCGGCGGCTGCCGGCTACGCTCTGACGAGGACGAGCGGCCCCCTCGGGGAGCCAGCCAGCCGACGCTGCGTGCGGGTCACCCCGTCGCTTCGCTGCGCGAAGAGTCCGTGGCGACGCCTGCCGATACTGCTCCGGTCCCGCCCCTATTCAAGCCACCGCCGCGGGCTTTTCTGGACGGGTCCTTGACGAGGCAGTGCTGCCACGACCCAGCCCTGTAGCTCCAGGACCCGACGTGCCGCCACGCGGATGCATCGCCTTCGAAGGCCGTGGGCGGATCTTCCCACAGGAACAGGAACGTCACGGGCTCAGTCCCGACGGCCTGGTCGGGGACTGCCAGCACCAGCTCGCCGTCGCCCAGCGTGACGCTCACCCGAGCGGACAGGACGTGAGCGCCGGCCGGCAGAAGCATCTGGTGCTCGCCGCGGAGGCACGACGGCTCGAAGCGGTGAACGGCCAGCCTCACGAGACCACCCGCACCTTGCCCTGCGAGATGTCGCCGGCCATCTTGCCGAACTCGATGTCGGACAGGTCCGAGCGTTTCACCACGCGCACGCCGTCGACCATCTTGCCGGTGCCGGTGCCGCCGCGGGCTCCGCCGCCGTCGCCGCCTTCCCACCAGTGCGCCTTCTCGGTCGCCATCTTGTCGACCCAGGCGCCGAGGTCGCTGATGCTGCCGTCGTCGCGCGACGGGATGGGGTCGCCCTCGAGGTCGTCGGGCATCTTCCAGTCGCGGCGGGCCCTGAGCATCAGGTCCTCGTCGGCCGACTGCCGGAGGCGCAGCTTCTTCTCGGCCAGTTTGCTGCGCAGCTGGCGCTCCAGGAGCATGTCGGCAGCGATCTGACGAGCCTTCGACGCTGCCTCCTGGTCCTGCTTCCTGGCAGTCGCTTCGGCCTCGAGCCGCTTCTGCCACTCGGCCTCGCGAGCCTTCCCGCGCCTTGCCACCACGTCGTCGATGCGTCCTGCCTTGATCAGAGCCTCGTCCTCGTGGTTCTTCAACTTGCCCAGGAGGTCCAGCGCGGTCTCGACCTCGCCGGGATCGCGGTCGCCGAGCACTCCAGCGCGCTTGCGGAGCATCTCGGCCTCGGCCTGGAGGGCTTTCAGCTCCCCTGCCATCTTCCGGTTGTTCGTCCGGAACTCCGCGAGCTTGCGACCGGCATCGCCGTCGGCCTCGGGCTCGTCTTCATCGCCGCCGTCGAGGTCCAGCACGAAGCCGGTGCCGTCCTGGCGGTAGAGGGCCTTGAGTTCGGGGGGGATCTCGGTCGCGCTCGCGTACCGTTTCTTGATGGCCATGGGACTGACCATTGCCGCACGACCCGGCGGCTATTCAAGCCACCGGCCGCTCAGTTCTGCTTCGCCTGATCGCGCGCCTTCACGACCTCGGCCACCAACCTCGCCCCCACCTCGCGCGCCATCTCGGCGCTCCACCCGATCGCCAGGATGACGGTGCAGGGGTGGCCGTTGGGCGTCACGCCGCTCGCCACCGCGATCTCCTGGCCGCGCTGCAGCATGACGTGCGCGAGGTCGCCGGCACGCTGGAGCATGCACGACGTCAGGGCGGGGTCGGGGGCGGGGCCGGTCATGCCATTGCCACCCGCTGGGCGCTGCACGGCGCGCAGATCCACGTGTCGTCGCCGGCATACCCGAACATCACGCCGGGCGCCTGCTGGCAGCCGCAGCGCCAGCACGCGATGGGCGGCACGGGGTCGGCTGGCTGGTGGGTCGGCACGGCGGTCACCCTATCGCCGGGCGGAGGATGCGGCAAGGCGGCTACTCGTCGTCGGGCTCGTCAGGAATCCGATCCAGCCGCCTCAGCTCGGCCAGCGTGAGCGGCTGCAGGTCGCTGCCCAGCATCTTGTCGATCGGCAGCTTCCCGTTGCGCCACGCCGACGCCTTCGTCTTGCCCAACACCTCGTCCTGCTCGGCCACGCTGCGCCCTTCCAGCCAGTCGGCGAACGTCACGGTCGCGGGCACCGGGCCGTCGGTGGAAGCGCGGTTGCCGATGGGGTCGCCGAAGTCGGGCACCGCGGTCGAGCGGCAGTTCGGGTGGAGCGGAGGCACCGGCCCCTCGCCCAGCGGGTAGGTCTGGCCGTCCTGCGACGCGCACTGCACCGAGGTCTTGCTGTCGAGGGTCGCGACGAACCGCCACCGCTGCACACCGATCGCCTTGAACGACTCCATGCGCGTCGTGGCCGAAACGTGCGACGCTGCCGACCGGACGAGCGTCCGGATCTGGTCCGTGTTCTGGCCGCTCAGGAGCCCGTCGGTGTAGCCGGTGTCGCGCCTGCCCCGCAGGCTGCGCACGATCTCGGCCTCGCTCCAGCCCTGCGACAGGCCCGTTCGGAGCATGCTGCGCACGTTGTCGGCCGCGCCGTTGTCGCCGCCGATCAGGCTGTCGAACCACTCGTTGACCTTGCCGCCGAGGTAGGCCCGGTCCACCCACGCGCGGTTCACGGCGCCGACGTCGATCGCGGGCGGCTCGACCTTCAACACGCGCCGCGCCGACTCGCCCACCCACTCGACCTCTTGCTGCGTCAGGTCGCGCAGGCTGGCGGTGGCGCGCTGTTCGACCTGCCCGACGCCGCGCCGCACGATCTGCTCGACGTCGGCCATGATGGCGCGCAGCTGCGGGAACCGCTCGATCGTGACGTCCTGGCCGCGCGGGTCGAACGTCGCGAGACCACCGGCGACGCGGCGGATGACGGGCTCGACCACCTCGCGGCGGAACAGGTCGGCGGCTTCGACTTGGTAGCCGCGGACGGTGCGCGCGACCAGGATCTCGTGACGGTAGAAGCGTTGGATCCAGCGGCCGGCGTGCTTGCGCAGGGCGGCGCGGAGGGCCTGGGCGCGGTCGGGAGGCAGGTCCAGGAGGCTCACAGATCCTCCGGCCAGTGCAGCGCTACGATGGCTTCGGCGTGCTCGATCGCCTCGCGCTGCGCCGCGGTCCACTGGTGGTTCGCCTCCGCGATCTCCGCCGCCGTCTCGATCAGCCGCATGATGACGGCCCCGACCTCGCGCCCGTCGAAGCTGTTGTGCACCATGACGCCACCGACCTGCCTCGGCATGCACGGGCAAGGCGAGCCGTCGGTCGAGTGGCCTGGCTCGGCGGTCTCGTCGCGGTGGACGGTCACGCAGCGGCCTCTGGCGGCACCTTCTCGTCCTCCGGGTCTTCGGCCGGCGGCTGGCCGGCGGCAGCGGCGCGCTCTTCTTCGATGCGCAACGCCATCATCTGCGATTCGGCTCGAGCCTCTGCCGCTGCATCAATCTCGGCCATGATCTCGTCGACAGACACGCCCTGCAGCATGCCGAGCTTCTGGATCTGCTCGAGGTAGACCGGCAGTGTGATGCGGCCCTCGCGCGCGTCGGTCTGCAACATGGCCAACTCCTCCTTGCGCGACCGGCCAGGGGCGCCGATCTGGATTCGCTTACGCTCGTCCTCGTCCGTGACGCCTGGAGGCAGCATCTCGCCGCGGCGCAGGTTGAACGCGAAGGTCTCCCACGAGATCGTGCCAGCCTGCAGCGCCGCGACCATCGCCTGAAGCTCAGCCGGGTCCAACGGCATCGCATCGAAGTCGGTTGACAGCTGCACCTTTACCGCTGACATAGCCGCGTCAGCGTCGAAGGCCGGGCTGCGCCAGGCAAGCCACCGCTGCACGGCTCGCGTCGTCGCCGTGGCTGCGTTGCCGGCGATGCCGGCCAGCACGCTGCGGTCGCCAGACTGCCGCAGCTTCACCGTGCCCATGGCCTCGGCGGCGTCCTTCTGCGCCTCCAGCATGCGCGAGCCAAGGATGGCCATCTGCTGCTCCTTGCGCGTCATCGTCTCGACGATCGCGCCAAGGCCAGCGCCAGCGAACTCCAGGTATTGCACCGTCGCCCCCGGTGTCGGCGAGACCCATGCGTAGCCGCAACCGGTCACGAGCGTCGATCCCTCGGGCACGTCGAATCCTGCCGCCCATGGCTGCGGCGTTGCCGTCAGGTGGAGGCCCCATTCCAGGTCGGCGCTGTTCCTGTAGTGCGACAGGATCACGGCGGACAGCGCGGCCATCGGCGGCTGCTCGATCTCCAGAGAGACGCCAGAACGAGCGTTCACCACGTCGCACGGAATCTCCTCCCAGAACCTGCCGCCGTTCTTCGTCGGCACCATCACGTCGACCAGCCCGTAGTTCTTGTGCTCGCTGTCCTCGCGCCAGATCTCCTGCCAGTAGACGTTGACCGGTGCGCCAGCGAACTTATGCGCGAACGGAGCCAAGTGTGACGGCATCTGTTCGACGCTGCCGAGCCTCATCACACGGTACTGCGTCCTGGTCTCCACCGAGCTTCCGATCAGGTCGCCCGGAATCGTGGTCTCGTAGGTCTCACGCACCACGATCAGGTTGGGAACATCGCGCCCGTCGACCTGTGCCGTCGACCAAAACAGCACGTCCTCGGCATCGATCACGAGCAGGTAAGGCTCAGCCTCCGGGTCCGTGGACTTGTCGACCAGCAACGCGAACCGGCCAACGCTCGCCAGTTCCCTCACCTGCTGCTGGATGATCTGCGCCAGCGGCTCGTAGTTGCGGCCGGCTGCGTCCTTCAGCACCTCGAGAGCCTCGCCGGGAACCCCCTCGATCGTCGGCTCCTTGCGCATCACGGCTCCAGCCAGCCCGTCCAGTGTTCTGCCTGCGCCGCCGTGCAGCTGCGCCCGTAGCAGGTAGCTGTTGTATGCGGCGCGACCTTGCGGCGAACCGTCCGCCTGCGAACTGAGCATCGGCAGGTATTCGGTGGTCGCCTTCTTGACCAAGTCCTCGATCTGCACGTCGCGGATGCGCTTCCAGATCGTGGCGGCGGCGGCGTAGTCCGGGTGGGTCTTGGATGGGTTCGTGCTCATTGAGTCACCGCCAACTGACCAGCCGCATCGCTTGGCGATCGACCGGGAAGAGGAACGCGATCGGGTAGGAGAAGGCGTCGAGCAGGTGGCTCATCTTCTTCTGAGCCGCCTTGTTCGCACCCTCGTGCGTGTATGCCATCAGGTAGGTCTTGAGCTTCGGGCAGCTCTTGCCGATCGTGACATGGCCACGGCGGAAGCCCGAGTTGACCGCGTTGCGACGGTCCGGCAGCAGCGGGTTCGCGGCTCGAGCGTTGATCGTGAACCCCTGCTCGCGCAGGTAGACGAACGCACTCTTGCTGCTGTTGCCAGCGTGCGACCGTTGCGCGCCGCTGGCGTCCGGGTAGACGTCGCGCACTTCCGGCAACAGGCGTTTGATCTCGATGCCAGCCTGCTCGGCGTCGCAGTTCGGCAGTTCGTGCTCGGCGAAGAAGTGCAGCCGCTCGGGCGTGCGCCAGAAGAACACGAACGCCATCGGGTCGACGTTGAAGTCCATGCCGACGCCGAGCTGTGCGCCCTTCGGCATCTCGACCGCGTCGGACTGCATGTTGCGCAGCGGATCGAACGAGTGGTAGACGCGGCCGCTCGTCATGTTGACGAACCGGCCATCGACGTAGGCCTGCCGCGACGACTCGTCGAACGTCGCGACCATGTTCGCCACGTAGCCGTCTGGCAGCGCGCGGTTCTCCAGGCTGCTGCACTGCACCACGCCGATGTCGTGCTTTGCCCGGTCTTCGCCTTCGATCAGGTCGTAACCCCACCCGACCACACCTTCGGGCGTGCCCGTGATGTTCAGTTCGCGGAGCCTCGACGCAGGATGCCGGATGCGGGCCGTGACCTGGTCGAACACGGCCTTCGGCTGCACGAACGGCTCGTCGATGCCTGCCGCGGCCGCGTTGATGCCCTTGATGCTGTCGGGCCGCTCTCCGCTCATGCACAGAATCGTGGCCTCGCGGTCGCCGAGCCTGATCGAGAAGCGGTAGGGGTTGGACTGGTAGAGGTGGTAGGTGAGGTGAGGCTCGATCGTGCATCGGCCGTCGAGCAACTCGTCGATCGTTTCGACGATGGTCGTGCGGGCCATCGGGTAGGACGGCGACACCGTCAGGACCGGAACGGGCGCGTTGACCAGCGCGAGCCAGACCATGCGCTTGCCCAGCATGATGGTCTTGCCACCGCCGTAGCCCGTGACGAGGCACCGGATCGCGTTCGGCAGGTTCCACCACTGCCGCTGATGGCTCCACATGCCACCGCGCAGTACTCGCCCGTTGGCGTCAAGGTCCGGTTCCTCCATGCGCCAGAACGGCGCGCGGCTCACCGGCAATGCCTCGACCGCGCTCACTCGAACCTCGGGTCGGGAGGCATCGGGTCGGGCGACACGGTTCGCTTGGCCAGCGCGGTCGTGGCGCGAAGGTGCTCGATCTTGGCGCGCTTCACGGGGTCGAGGAACCCGTAGCGGTGCTCCAGCTTCCACCGGATCGTCTCGCTCGACATACCCTTGGCGATGGCGGCGTTGAGCTGGCGGACCGTGTCGAACTCGCCCTCGGCCTCGGCCTTGTCCCACTGGTCCGAGTATGCCTGGTCGCGACGCCTGCGCAGCGTCATGGCCGCGTCGCTCACGCCGAACCGCTTGGCGATCGCGGTCTGGCGCTGACCTTCACGCAGCAGGACGAGCGCGTGCTCGAGGTCGTCCTCGGTCAGCCTATTCGCGAGCTTCTCGTCATCGCGTTCGGCTGGCTGCTTGCGCGCGGGTGTGGCCATCGGCAGGGGTAGCCGAACGCCGCATGTCGCCTATTCAAGCCACCGGCGGCTTGGTCAGCTCGCGCCGCTTCCACGCGAGCCACGATGCGTGCTCGCGCTTGTCACGCTTGATGTAGAGCGGAGCCGACTCCATCAGGACCGCGTCGTCGAGCATCGCGTCGATCGCGCCGGCCGAAGCGCCCTTGTCGCGCGCGAGGCCTGCGCGGCACGACAGGCACAGGGCCCGCGAGTCCTCGAACTTGCGCGCGCCGCACTTCACGCAGTTGCAGTAGAGGCGCGGGCCAGCCGCGGCGGCTCGCTGACGCGCTCGGCTCCGCTGGGCAAGGCGGCACTCGCGGCACCGCCCGTTCGCATCCAGAGAGTCGGCCGTCTCGATGTTGTGGCCGTTCTCGCAGCGGGTCTCGTCTGGCCGGTGTGGTCCGGCCCCTGGTCGGTGTTGCGCTCCTGGCATCATCAAACCCCCTCGTTGATCGGGAAGGTGAACGTCGGCCCGCCACCATGCGCCAGCCGCTCATCGTGCACCTGCTCGTCCACCGGCCCGGCCCGCGTGCTGGTCGAGCGGTGCACGGCGGTCGGGCAGTCGACGGGTGCGTGGTCGGGTGAGCCGCACCAGAGGCAGGCGCCGAATGGGACGGCGGGGCGCGGTGTCGGCATCACTGGGCGGCCCCCGGCGGCAGCCAGCACACCTGATGCGCGTTCTGCGCGTCGGCGATCATCTGCTGCCAGATCGAGTTCGCGCGATCGTCGCTCGCATCGCCCCGCAGCACGACCCACACGGCCATCGGGCTGCCGAACAGCCAGAACGTGTTGTCCGGGTCGATGCGCCCAGCGCCGCCGACTTCGACCGACTTGACCGACAGCCAGCGTCCACCCTCCTGCCGGAATCCATGCTGCACGACGTAGCGCGCCCCACGCAGCGCGATCTCGCAGGCCTCCGGCTCACCGAGCACCCGGCCCGCCAGGTCGAGCCCGTAGGCCGCCACGGCCTGCTGCCAAGGCATCCAGCCGGTGCCGTCCCCGAAGATGCGCGGGTCACGCTCGCGCGGGTCGAACACGTCCTTGCCCCGGTAGGCCGGCCCGATGACGCGCGCCCAGCGTTCGCGCCAGTGTGCCCGGACCGCCGCGGCGAGTGCCCGGTCCTCGAGGTTCCGGAACAGTTGCACGGCCGCGATCGCCTCCCAGCCGACGGCGCGCGAGGCGAACACGCTGGACGTCGACCAGCCGGGCGTCGTGGTCTGCTGCAGGCGGTAGATGGTGGCGTGGGCGCGCAGGACCTGCTGGACC